ATTGCTGATAGTGCAGTAACGACAGCTAAAATTGCTGATGATGCTGTCACTTCTGCTAAAATAGCTGACGATGCTGTTGTAGCAGCAGCTATTGCTGACAACGCAGTTGTTACAGCTGGTATTAATGCTGATGCTGTTACACAGGCTAAAATAGCTGATGATGCAGTTGGAGCAGATCAATTAGCTAACACCGCTGTCACTGCAGGTGATTATACTGTTGCATCAATTACTGTAGATGCTCAAGGAAGACTTACAGCTGCCTCTTCAGGTACAGCTGGAGCTAAATTATTAGGGTTGACACTTGTTGCAACTTCTCCAGGAACTCATACATCAAATCCTAACGCAACCAAAGTTGCTGCTTACATGAATGGAGGCGGTGGCGGAGGCGGAGGCGCAAGACAAGCCCCTGGCAATGCAGGAACTGGGCAGCAGGGTGGATTCGGTGGTCACGGTTTTTTTAGTTCGCCTTTATCTGGTGGGACTGCTACACCGTT